GGGCTTTAAGACAACGGCCATCATGCCGTTGGCAAAGCTATTTGCTCCCGTGTGTTGGAAAGTCGCTCCTGAAAGTGTTGCTGGTGTAGTTACCGTTGCATAAGCAGCGCCGATACCACCACCGACGCCAGTCGATGTAAATTCGTCGCATATTTCCGTGCATGCGCCGGAATCTACGTTAGGCGACAGCCATTCAGTATCCCTGAATTGCGTTCCGCTAGTAGCAAGGTCGCGGTCATCTGCTACTAGGTAAACCGCCATCGCACCGGCAGTAACAGTCGTTACATCAGGCAGATTTTGGATATTCGAAGCAGCAGCGGTCGCACCGGCAGTATCTTCAAATGGGGCTGACGTATCGACGCCCCTGAAGGCAAAAATCCGACCTATTTGATGATTACCACTGTCGCTTGAAGTCGGGTTGCCGTCTCCAGTCGTGTAGAATTTATAAAACGAAGTAAGTCGAACAGCGCCAGCTGCTCCAGCAGTGCCGGTTCCTTGCGGGCTGTCAGTAATTTCTGTCCAGCCGGAAAGCGTTATGGCTTGGTTTGCAGTTTCAAATATCGCAATTAACAGATCGTCATCAGCTAATCCGGCGGGTAGCGTTGGAGTTATTGCCCCTGCACCAGAAACAACAGAGCCAATACCTTCATAGCTAATTGCCATGAGAGACTCCTATAGCTGAAAAATTCCAGAGGCATTCCATGTAATAGTAATATCGCCGCCGTTTGGCGTCACAGGTAGGCCAGTCACCCCTGTGTCTATGTAGGCAACCAAACGCGACGTGCCCGCAACGCCGGTGTCAATGTAAATGACGATAGCTTCAACAGTTGCGCCGGATACAGCCGTATAGGTGACGTTATCGCCATCAAACAAGCCGCCTGTCACAGTCGTGTTAGTAATGGTCTGTGCAGTCCCTACAACGCCGCTAAGGTCGTTCAGGAAGTCATGCGCAGCAGAATAGGTGTAAGTCCCTGTGTCGACCAGAGCAGCCTTCACAGTGCCGCCGTCTAGATCGATATTGGACAAGCCGCCAAGCAGGGCCGCTTTGTAAATGGGATAGATAGCGTTAGCCATTAGTCTGATTCCTCGATACCGTTCACATTGAACGAAACAGTTCCAGTGTCCGAATAAACTCTTAAAACATCAGTCGCGCGGACAGTGAATCGTGCCGTTGATTTAGTCTCACCAGCGCCGAGCGCAAAATCATACAGAAGATATTGCGCCCCTGTATCAGAGGCCCCTGCTATTGCATGAGAAAGGCGGATGTTTGCAGGCCCAGACCTATTGCAGATTATGACCTCGACAGTTGCGTGCTTTGCCGTTGGGACAGTGTACGCAGTAGTTAGCGTCGAAGCAGCAGGAAGTGATTGTGCCAATGCGCCCCAAACATCTGTCATGAAACGAACCTCAGTTTTGCGCGGGAAGTTTTAGATGCTTCCAAATCAGCAACGTCATTTTCAACAACAGCGAGCCGCCCCTCGACAGTCGAAAGGCTTGCTCCACTTCCGGCAAACTCGGAACCAGTAGATTGCCCACGTCTTTGCGGTAGGCCGGAGAAGTTGAGAGACGTTTCCTGAAACATAAGAATGGGCGGGACCGTTAAGCCCCGCCCTCCCCCTTAGTCGTCGGTCGACTTGTCAGCCTTTTTAGGGGCTGGCTTGTCTTCCTTGACTTCTTCCATCCACGATCCCTTCGGAGCGGATGTAGTGAACAAGTCACCCACATGAACGCGAGTATTGTCCACATAGCCTTCAGCAAGAGCCTTGTACGTCTTAAGCACTGTACACCTTGCGGGTGTTGGTTTGCTTGGCTGCTACGATACCGGCAGTGATATTGCCGGTTGTCGGGTTGGTCCCGATCACATCATAGCGAAGACGGAAGTAACGCTCATTCGTGCCCTGCGGAACGTAATTCGGGAAGTCCAGAATTGCACCGGCGGTCAAGCGCGCCAGAGGATAGTTCACCGTAGCGACTTCCTTAGCGGACGAGAACGAGGTGTTATCATCAACTTCAAGATAGATGTCCAGCGAGGTCAGCGTATTGAACGCAGCACCCACAGTTACAGAGATAGGAACAGGGCAACCTGGTCCAATATCACGGGCCAGAGCAACACCACCATAAGGGGTGCCGGTAGCGCCGAGGTCGATATAGTTGGTCGAAGCTGCGTCGGCAGTGATTGCCTGCGCATCAGAGAACAACAGAGTTGCATCAAAAATCATTGGATCATTCCTTCCTTATGCGACCAGGGTTTCGGTGTTGAGAAGGTTATCGGTGTCGCGGATTGGAATACCACGCCACGTCATGACTTCTTCACCCTGAATTTCCATTGGACGCAGGCGGATGAAGTTGTCAGCCGAAGTCTTATTCGTGCTTTCAGCATCCAGTGCTTCCAAGAGAGTCCGGTTCATGTAGATGACAGTGCGGGTTGCACCGACCATCGAGCCGCCATTGTCAATGCCGTAGTTACGACGACCCTGCATGGTGTAGTACGCTTTGCGCATCAGCGGGTTAAGCTGAACCGAACCGGCGATCACGTTCGATACGTCGATGTTGCAGACGCGCGCATTGAAGCGCCAGTCCTTCACACAAACACCGACATGCTGGCGGAACAGTTCTTCCTTCACGTAGTAGGCATTGCTGCTACCATCGAGAACGCGCTGCTCACCCTTGTCTTCGCGGACAATACCAGCGGTAATGCCTTCAGGGACAATAAGTGAAGTAGCATGGTCACCATAGGTAACGAACCAGATCGAAGTATTGTCCGAACCAGCGCCGCCACCAGCGATAACATTCGGGCTGGCAAGCGTGCTATAACGCGGAGCAAGGCCATGAAACTTCGCAGGCGCGGTGCCAACGTCAGAATAGAAGAACGCGTCTTCAAATTCCTGCGTCATGGATTCCAGAAACGGCTGCGCTTCCGACATGCGGACAGCGGCAGGGTCTTTGGAAATGTCCAGCAGGCGAGTGTCGACAGTCGACAGACCTTCCAGAAAGCCGGTCGTGTCTTCGACCTGTTGCGTGGTGGACTTGCTCTGCGCAATCCCCTTGTACAACTGGCCCCACGAAACCGAAGGCAGGCCGGTACGAATTACCGACATATGCTTTGTGCCCTGGTTACATGTCAGGACATTGGCGTCCTTCATGACAGGGTTCAAAGTGTGCAGCGCCTCAACCACATTAGCTTCGACAGAACCATCGGTCCCGCTACGCTTCATCAGGTCGATAAGCTGCAAGTAGGAGTTACCTAAAGCAGGCATAATTAACTTCCTTTCACATCATTAGGATACATTTGAGCAGCTACGTTCTCGACTTTTGAAGCAGCGTCCCCCTTCACAAATCCACTGTCTTCGCCGAGAAGTTCCCCAAGTTTCCGAGCCATCGAAATCATGTGGACATTGTTGCCGAAGCCAGTTTCCTCCAATGCCTGCCGGAAGGGATGCCCCTGTATATATCCGACAGCATCAAGCCCTTTTGCGGCAATGTGGAGTGTTTCTTCCCACTTAGCGCCGCCAATTGTTTCATCCGCCTTGGCTTCGTCCAGCCAGTTCTTGCGCTGCGTTTGTGCCTGCGAAAGAAGTTCGCCCACGACATTATCGCTAATCTTCTGCGCAAACTTCGCAGCGATAGGCAGAAACTTGCCAGCGTCTTCGTTCGACAGATCGAGTTCGCGGAAAACAGGCTCAGCCTCTGCCAGCGTTTCCGCATCGAGGTCCATGCCTTCAATGGCTAGTTCGTATTTCTCAGGTGCTTTGGTTACGACAGGCGCATCGGCGGCAGGTGCATCAGCAGGAGGCGTGTCCGCAGGTGCGTCGACAGGCGATCCCAGCGCGGTTGTTTCAGGTGCAGCATCTACAACGGCAGGAGCCGCTTCAGGTGTTTCAGTCGTTGAGTTCTGTGTATCGTCCGCCATTGGACTTCTCCTTCTTGGGTGAATTGATGTTTTCGAGGATGACTGCGTTTAGAGTGGCAAGCGCATTAGGTGTGCGCAGTTGCTCAGGTTGACCTTCATCGGCCATACGCAGTAATTCAAACCCCAGACTACGACGCCCCTCAATCCAGTTGAGGTCGCGCCCATCATGTCCATTGGCAGCGTCGAATATCCCTGCGGTTTGAATCGCTGTAAAGAGCCATCTGCGAAACTCAGGCCGGTTCAGAAGAAAGGTAGCGTCTTCCCTCATGCACCTAGCAGCGTATCAATCAGAGGCTCGCCGCCTACATCCGTCTCGGACAGCAAACGGGCAGCATCAGCGCCTTGCTTGACCGCTGGCATGGACGCCATTGTCTGTTGCTGTTGCATTTGCTGCGCACGGTCTGCACGTATCTTGGCGACTTCATCAGCGCCGCGAATAATCTTGGCAGGTGCACCAGCGCGATAGGCATACTCGTCTATCATTTCATCGCTGTTCAACTTGTCCAGCACATCGGGGATAGCGCCAGCAAGGTTGCCGATGAACGAAGTGGTACGCTCAATCTGGCCAATGCCGACCATGCGCTGCATCTGCGTGAGGATCGAAACAAACTCGACCTTCAGCGCAACGCCGGACAACTCTTCAGGAGGTTCGGCTAGCATTTGACCGCGCAGCATAATGCCGAAGGTACGGTCAATGGCGACTTCCAGCTTCTCGTTCGACACCCGCTCAATAACAGGGCCAAGCTGCGTCAACTTCTCTTCGTTACGCGATGCTATCTCTTCGATATTGCGGGGCTGGATACCCTGCATATTGGTAATTGCGTTGAACAGGTCAGCATAGGACAGCGAGTTAATCTGTTCCTTGCACTTCACAACCTCTTCGCCGATTGCCGCAACCGCCTGATAGGGCATCTGGTACGGGATAAGCACACTATCCTTGTCGACATTGGACGCTGTGACAACAGACCGAGGCTGGCCGGTCAGTCTCATACCGACAGGTACAATCTTTTCAGGGTGCACCATGAGGTCAATGGCTTCATTGCGGCGCTTGACCTGCAACTGAAGTTCACGGAGCGCAGGCAATGCCTCCATGCCGGGGGAATATCCATAGACGTCACCGCCTGTTACATCCCAGCGAGGTGCCCAGAACGGCTGTTCGTCAAAGCCAGCCTCACGCAGCACGGTTTCAGGGCCGTCTTCATTGTCCCAGTAGATCGACCGCCAAGGCTTTGAGCCTAGCTTGCCGGGGATATGGTCATCATTAACTTCGATTGCCTGATAGACGTCCACCATTTCATCATAGTTGGATTTATCGTAGCACTGGCGCACCCGCTTGCTCACCTTGTCGCCAAAGGACTGCATCGCTTGGCGTACCGACATAGGGCATGTACGATACAGACTGTCAGGGACTTGCGCGTCAGACAGGCCAATCCAATACTCGCCAGCGGTCAGAGGGTGGCAGACAGCGCCATGCTCCCTATGCTCCATCATGACGGTAGCCTCAGTGCCGAACAGGCCCATTTCAGCATAGCCGGTCTTCACAGCACCGTAGAAGTTTGTCTTTGCAAGGAACCAGTACATGCGGCGCTCAACATCGGAGAGCCATGCTTTTACCGCGCCACTCTCTGCCAAGTCTTCATCCTCGACAGTCAGCGAGAACCATGGACGCGAAGCAGATGACAGGCCAGAGGTCATGCCGTTTGTGAGAGTACGAAAAGCCTCAATGCCGTGACTGTCCATCAACTTGCGGTTGGACTGGCGGCGCTTTGCCCCTTTGTTGGCATCGTTCGACAGGAAGCGTGAACGTGCAGGCTGCGCAAAACGCGCGATGTCTTTCCACTCCGTCTCATAATCGGTGCGGATCGACTTCATGCCGGTCAGGCGCATCTCACATTTGCGGCGGATGCTGTCCATTAGCCGAGTGTTGGCTTGCTAACAGTAGGATTGCCGAGAACGCCTTGCGGGCTGGTCATGATACCAGCCATGATTGCGCGACGGCGGAAAGACGCATCCTTTGAGATAGGCGCGCCTTGGTCTGGCAGCTTTACCGCTTGCCGTTCAGGGACGGTTGGAACGTCCGGTGTCTTTGGAGTGCACATACACGCTGGATAAGACAGCGCGGCAATGCTTTGAATCGCGTCTAATCGACGCCCTTTGTTTACTCAGCGGCGACTTCTGGTGTCGAACCTACAAGGCTTTCTGTCAACCAAGCGTCTAAATCAATCTGCCGATAACGAACCGAACCACCCAACTTAAGATAAGCAGGACCCGTGCCCGCACAGCGAAACCTCTCCAATGTATTCTTTCCAAGCTTAACATAAGCAGCGGCTTCACGTGTGTTAAATACAATCATGCGTTGGTTCCTTTACATTTAAATTGCTAATCACCACTATGTATCATCAGCGCGAAATAGCAATGACGTTATTTAGGTCAAATTTCGCGGAAACGGTCAATCTCTCTGGCTTGTGGCAGCGGAGCATTGCGTAAAGGCTGGCCGTCCTGCCATAGCTTTTCAAGAACAGGGTAATTGCGCCGCGCAAAGTCACGGTCGACATTGTTTGTGCGACACCATTCCTCAAACGTCATTGGTCTAACTCCGCATATCGGTCAGTTACCGTGCGCTGCACCATGCTATCGTATATTTCCTGCTTCAGCGTGGTCATGTTTGCCAAGCAGCAGGCGTCACCGTCATCAGGAGAGCGGCCAAGTTTCTTCTTTTGCTCCTCTTTGGAACGGATGAATATACCGGAAGACCGTAATTCCCATATATAGCTTGCAAGGTCAGCACGTAACTTGGGATCATTAGGAAGCGCAACAGGGTGCGGATTTTGCGGGTCGAGGCTTTCACGCATACGCCAAATGACTTCAGCGCGCTTATTGAAGAACCCTAACTTGCCGTCTTCGGTACGGTCCGTTGAGGCATTGGCGAAGTTTACCGCTACAGTCTGGACCTGATTTTCAGTGAGGAAGTTTACCGCCGACAATCCCCATCCGATGACGTCGGCATGTATAACAGCCCTGTCCTTGCGCGCCATGATGATTTTGCCAGCAGCGATAGGACCGGCCCTGTCTTGCGGTATCTCGCTTCCCGGTGTCTTCAGTGCTTCATCGAACCACGTCCCATGCCTGCGATACAGGACCATTTCATCTTGACCACCAGCAGCAATGTCAGCGCCAATGCTATCCATTACCCCTTTGTCATCGCGCGGCTTCCATCTGGCCATTGCAGCGTCTATCCATGCAGTAGGTATGACCTGCCAAGGGTCATCCTCCACCCCTGCGTTAAAGTCGCCTTCCAGCATTTGTGAGCGTAGAGGCTCAGGCAGGGATTGCAGCGTTTCGATATAGCCAGAACGGACGTAAAAATAATTATCCGTCACACGGCTTGGAATGAACGTGCGAGAGCGTGGAGTGATTATCTTTTCAGGCGAAAACTCGGATGGATCGAAGTCATAAACAGGCTCACCCTTGAACAGAACAAACTTGCGGTCATCGACAGTCTCGAAGTCAGCGCCCTTCAGTGTCGTGAACCAGCGCAGCTCGCCGGGCTTTGCAGGATTAGGATGCTTGTCATCCAGCCAAGGCGCAAAATATTGCAGAACCCAACGACCTTCAGCAGTTGTCGGAGGGTTGAACGTCATCAATACCCGCGCGCGCTGTTGAGCATCGTTCGTTCGCGTCCAGCCCATAGTGAAGCGAACCTGATACTCTCGCATTTCGGTAACTTCGTCATAGGCCTTCAGGTCGTGTGCGCGTCCCTGCCACTTCTGATGGTCATTTGGATTGTCCAGACCGCCAAACTCAATCATGCGGCCACCTGTTTTCCAGATCGACTTCTGGCTGTTGTACCCGTCAGTCGTGCCGAGTATCTCCCCAAGCCGCTGGATAATGCCCTCAGTCTGCGTCTTTTCAAGCCGGAACACGACAGAACGCTTATGCTCAGTCAGTGCCAGCCCAGCAACTAAGTCAGACTTTCCACCACCAGCAGAGCCACCATAGCCGGTAACGAATGCAGAACAATCGCAGGCTTGGCTTTGCCGCCCTACTTGCGGACGCCAGATGACATGCTGTAGATCAGCTTCGAGGATAGCCATAATCTCAGCGCGCTCATCGTCAGTCGCAACGGATAGCAGGGTTTCCCACTCACTCGGAGTTGTCGGTATCACCAAGGCGCTCCTGAAGTTTGCTGGCCAGCGAAGCTATTCGGGTAAGTTGCTCAACTTCCCCCAAACGTATCTTCTCACCATCAGCATCAGCATGTTTGTGCAGTAGCGCATCGCCGTAACGCTTTGGGTCCCACTTCGCTAATAGCTTTAAACGGGTTTCAACTCGCAGTTTTGAGCGGCTTATCCATTCGGTGTCAGCAACTTCGCGTTCGTCTTCACCAACCTTCTTTGTATCATAGGCGGTTTCATCAGCGATGCTCAGGCATTCAGTAGCTATTGCGTCGAAGCCCACTTCCCGCGCGCGCGCATACGCGATGGCTAAAGTTTCGTCCGCGTTACACCAATTCCCCCATGTCATAGGCGTTGGATAGCGTACAGGATCACTACGACATATCACGGCAAGAGGCACACCCTCGGATATTGCCTTCAGTATTTCTTCTTCTACATCATCATGGCGTTTAGTTGGCATTGGCATCAGGATTCTCCACTACGAGAAAACATCAGCCCATATTCTGGTATCCTCATCATTTCTTCATGCACAAGATTAGGATCACAGCCATATTCTATCACAGCTTGCCACATTAGCGCCAACACCTGATTTAGAAGCCATCCAAGTTCACCGTCTTCAGCTTGCTTTCTCCAATTAGCAAAACAAGCGCCTGCCTGATAATCATACTCGTAATAATCATCGTGGCCCAGTGGCCGTATAGCGAAAGCAGGACCACTCTCCATACTGTTCCATAAAATTATGGCTTCGCTTAATCGCACCGCGTCGGGAATTTTCCTGAGCATATTCGTGGATAGGATTTTGTCCATTTCAGACAACCGGCGTTGCCCATCCCTATAATG